GGATTAAACAGTCACAGGTAAAGGGGCCATCGGGGGGCCAAAAGCTTAGAATCGGTAGTACGATACAGCAGTAACACAAACTAAGTACCCAAGAACTGTCCAAAATTCTTAATCAACCTTCTCTATATAGGTAGCCCGCTATGTCCAAGAAAGCCAATCCCTACTTACGTTATATAGAATTACCATCATATTTTTTTCTACATACGTATATAAATAGACAACCTCAGATTGATATAGGTAAGTCAAAGAACCAGCAGAGCTGGAGCCAAACAAGTTGGCTACTTACCTAATCAAAGCCAAGCAGAGCTTGTCTAATATGGAATGAAATAAGATAGTATACAAATACACTGATATAAAATTAAATATACCCCATATAGTTTAATATCATTCCATATACCTGAGGTATTAACATAATATAAATCATTATCCAAATACAAATACTTTTTGATATGGATACCATTATTCATTACAATCCATACCTTTCCAGTCTTTTGTATTTAATCCATTCTATCTCCTTTGGTTTGATTACACATTCGCTATTTTCCCTCCCGATAGAGGTCGGGGCGAATGTTCGCTTCGCTTCTCAAGTGTAATCAATCCAAGTAAAGGAGAAAGATTAGAATGGATGAAAATACTAAGAAAAAGACTGCAAAAGCTACATATAAATGTAGGGATTGTAATGAACAAAAGAATAATGGTACCCAAATAAAGTATCAAGACCCATACTTTATCAAAAAGTATAATGAATGGGATAATGATAACATAACTTGGATACAAGACTTATGTAAACCTTGCGGAGTTGTAAGACTTACATCATAAGGTTATCCATGGGAAAATGGGAATGTATAATATATGTTCCCGTTTTCTTTTTTTCTCCGCAGGATAAAGTTAGTAAATAATTAACGGCAAACGAATAAAATAAGTATTTTTTCCCTGTTTTCCCCTCGGTACCCTCAGGGGGGAAAAAATATAAATAACATGATATATTTAGGCGGACACCATTAGCTTGACTAAGGTATTAAAGTTCTCAACAAATATATCATGGTATTTATAGAGAGGAGTAATAATGCAAAAACCATTTAATGATTATTATTTTGTTTTTATTAGCGGACAATTTAAGAAGTCCTATGCAAAAGATAATGCAGATAAAGACAAATTAATAAAAACTTATAAATACTTGTATCCTAAAGAAAAGGTTACAATAAAATAATTATAAATGAACTGTTGTCTTTCCCCTTTTTCCCAGACACTAGGTCTGGGGGGAAAGACAATATGTTCTTCTTAGATAAATGTATAAATAAAAAAGTGTCTAACGACAAGAAAGGAGCAATTCATTGCTTAAACAATACACAGGTACACTTCAAAATGTAAATGAAGTGATATTAACAGGTGCATTAACAACAGTTACTAAGGACGGAAGTCCTAGAACTGGGAATTCACCTAAAACAGGTAATAAATATATCAATGGGATAAAATTTATTGCTGACGGTAGAGAAAATAAGCAAGCAAGTGAAACTTGTGTTGCATATGGTAATGAATTAGTTGAAGAAATTGAAGAATTTCTAAAAGCTAATCATAATCCAGAACAACCAAGACCATTTGGTAGGCTTATGATTAGAGCTAAGTTACAATCCAATAACTATGAAAAGGATGGAGATACTATATATAAAAATGAGTTAAATATTCTTGACATATGGAAAGCACCAATCAAGGTTGAAAATAGCTTTGAATATTCTTCTGAAGAGGAATAATTCACAATTTAACATGATGATACGAACAATAGGATTATCACAATCGTTGCAAGTAACCATGTGTTAAAAAATAATAGATAAAGGTAGTAATATAAAAGTTACTACCTTTTCTATTTTCTTAACTATGGTATCAGTAAGCACTGATATCATATATCTTAAGTGTTTCGAAAATATAAAAATAGAAAGGAAAAAACATGAAATTTGAAACTAATACTAATTCAGCTGGAGCAATTCTAGATTACATGCCGACGATAATGAGAGACGACATGATAAAAGATTTAGTTATAATACCAGAACACGATGATACAAAGCATCATGGGGGAGTTAAATTTGTTTTACATGCAAGCGGAAAAAGTGCAACCTGGGAAATAATACATAACTTCAATGATTACTTTGATATTAAATGTGTAGATAACAATGACGGAAGAGTTGTCCAAGATAAAGATATAGACGCAAATGTATTAATTACTGCATTTAATCATATATTAGACGGACATTTTAAAAGTATTGTAAATACTATAAAAGAAGAAATGTCAGAAAACGATAAAGATTTCTTTAATGAAAGTCAATTATAAATAAGGAGAAACAATGGCATCTCAAAGAGATAGATATATGTATGAGCAACATGAAGTTAATCTACATGTATTGGAAGGTATCAAAAATCTAGCAAAAGGAGTAGAGGCATTACATAAAATGCTTATAACTCTTACTGAGTTAGTACTAGGCATAGATGATATCGAAAAAATTCTAAACGAAGAGGAATAAATTCTCTGGAGTGAAAGGATACACTAACTAGCGATAGTTAGTGTGTAGCATATTAATTGCTGACACAATTAAAAGAAAAGAGCTTAGCATAGCGTGCTATATTAAGCGACAGACTTAGTATGTTACACACTACCTATTATATCACAAAAGAGCCTACTAATTAACATGTTATTAGGAACGCTAAAATATAAGGTTAATGTCGTAATAAATTGCAAGTCCTTATAAGCTCAGTTATATAGTAGGTAGCTTGTAGCACATGATGAGGTTAATGGCTGGTCACAAGGATAATCTTTAATTAGGTTGTGTAATTGTGTGTTACAAGCTATCTATGTAGGACGAGAAGATACACGAAAGTGTTGATGAAAAGCAAAGTCTGTAGGTAGCTTGTAGCACATAAGGTTTGAGAGGTAAAAATTGTGAGGATAATATTTCCAGTTAATCATAGACTGGCTTCTTATGCCGATATCAATTTCCCTTGTGTGTTACAAGCTATTTATAAAAATAGTTAGAAAAGAAAGGAAAAAATGAAATCTGAACTTAAATTCGATTTAGATGAAAATCTAGAAATGCTTAATAGAGAAGATTTAATAGGAGTTATTAAATGGACACTAAACGACTTAGATAGTTGGAGCAATGCACAAAAAGCAACTGAACAAGTTGCAGGATTTGCATCAATGCTATACGAAGCTATAGAATACCAAATAAGTAAAGCTGTAAATAGACATAATAGAAGCGAGGAACAATAATGGAAGAAGTTTTATCAGAACATATTGTTAGTTATTTACATTGTAAATTATGTGTTGAAGAACGACCAAACGGAACTTCGCCTCGTGATTATATAAATATAGAAATAGCTATAAATTTAGACAATCAAATGTTATTAGGTTGTGTAAGACACGGCGAACATGTAGGAGCTTTTACACTCAAAGAAGATTATACTCCTGAACTCATAGGACAAGGTTGTGATTGTCATGAATGACGGAGTATCTTATACATCTGATGGTTCAATTATACATAATTCATGGCTAGAAAAAGAAGAAGAAGAATGAGTACTATTTATTACTATACAAATGAAGACTGGGCTAATTTAGAACTATTTGAAAAGCGTAGAGGAAAGTTAGAGGAAGAATAATGGAATTGTATGAAATTGAAATGATTGAATTTATTAAGCACATTAAAAGTAAATTTGATAGAGAGATAGAAATAAAAGTGATTGATATAAATGACAATCAAGTTTTTCATTATGCAGAGGAGAAATAATGGCTAGATATAAAGTTGAATTTGAAAAGCCACCTGTTATGTATATAAAAAGTAATACAAATAAAGCATTAAGAAACGAAGTAATTGAGGCTTGGGTTAGTTATTCAGGGTATGACTTGCCTGATTATACAGTTACAGAAGTACAAGAGGAAGAATAATGACATTTTATAAAGAGTTTCAACTTAAATGTAATTGTGAAAAGAAAAAAGATTTAAGATGGGATAGTATAAATTCTTTTTACTTTTGTGATGAATGTAATAAATCATTTAATGAAGATGATTTTAACAACCATCTATAACTGTTATAATAGTGCTATCTATAAGTAAGAACTAGTTAACTGCCCTGTGAACTAGTCACTGAAAATAGATAGCACGCAGCATATAGGTTCTTGTATATTGATGAAAAAAATACAAGTGGGTTAATGGAACTTCCCTTATAAAATTTATATGTTGCGTGCTATTTATTTAATTAATAGTATGGGGGTGTCCAGGTATGCATAGATTTGTTAATCCCTTTTCAAATCTATATACGGGGGTTCGATTCCCCCCACCTCCACAATTTCTTATAGAAAGGAGAAATATGAATAAGGAAGATAAAGAAAGCGAACTACATGAATTGATTCATGTTAGTCCGAGGAACTTAAGAACATACTACGTTACACTTGTATGGTTTACTGAAGATACAATGAGTAATCTATTCAAAGGTCAAGTAGTAGATTTTCCAGATGATACTGAATTAGTATCTACAAAATACGAAGTAGAGGCTATGACTATTATGGACGCAATAAGCCAAGCTAAATTAATAGATTCAGCTAGAAAGATGGAAGTATTAACTGGTTTTCATCAGGTAATTAATATGGCATCAGAAGAAGATAAACTAGATAGATACGATTATGAAACAGTTGAGAGTTTCAGGGAGTATCTAATAGACCAAGGTGCATTTACAGACTTCTTCTTTAATGACCCAACTTCAATCTCTGCATATCTAAAAGATAATGAAGTTACTGTTAGAGATAAAGTTATTAATAACGTTATGGAAGACGCAGATAGTATAGGAGATAATGTAGAAAATTGGTTAAACAATCATGACAATAAAGAAGACAAAGATAGTTAGAGCTATACCACCATTAGCTGGTGTTAATAGAAGTGGTAAACAACCAACAATATTAACTGATAATAAAGTAAAAACTTTATTATCTACACCAACAGAATGGTACATAATAGCTACAACAGACAATTGGATATCAGGTGTCAAATCCAATATAGAAAATATGACACAAACAAACATTCGACATCTAGCTGATAAAGGTAGATTCGAAATTAAACAAAGAAAGAACGATGATGGAGAGATAGATATCTATTGTCGTTATATACCCAACGAAAGGAGCATTTAATGGATTGTTGGAAATTAGTAGCTGCAGCTATTGGAAATGCAGATAGGATATTGCTATATGGTCCTCCAGGAACTGGAAAAACATATGCAGCAGCGACAAATAATATAGGATATAACATGGACGGAGACCCTAATGTATATCAAATAACCATGACTGAAGATACAGCTTCAGCTAACTTGGAAGGTTTCTATAAACCAAGTGCAGATGGTGGTTTTGAATGGCATGATGGTATTGCTATCCAGGCATGGCGTAATGGTGGAAGGTTAGTCATTAACGAGATTGACCACGCATCTCCAGACGCAATGACATTCTTACATGCTATATTAGATGACAAAGACATTGCACAATTAACATTGAACAATGATAATAAAGAAACTGTAAAACCAGCAGAAGGATTTACTGTTATAGCTACTACAAACTCTCTACCTGAGAGCTTACCAATGGCACTTAAAGATAGGTTCCCTGTTAAGATTAACGTAGATACTGTACATCCAAAAGCCTTAGAAATATTTCCAGATAGTTGGAAAAAGATAGTTGAAGATACTTCCTTATCACAAGATACAGAGGAAAGATTATCTGTAAGAGCTTGGAGAGAATTCTTTGAACTAATAGCTAAAGGTGTAGATAAAGAGGAAGCTGGCTTATTAATATTTGGAGAAAGGTCCGATGATTTATTAGACGCAATAATGTTATCTGATGATATAGATGAATCAGATTTAATTACTGAAGAAGATGAATAAAAGATATCCATTTCCAGAAATAGTATCAGGAGAAGGTGGTTGGAAAGTATTTGAAGATACTGACCGACCACGAACTTCTAACTTATCAAAAGAAATGTATGTTCCTGTTGGAAATAAATGTATGTTATGTGGCTATTATCATGATAAACAAATAAGAAGACATGAACTTGGACACGTTAAATGGAGTCCAAAAACTATGGGTAAATTAGGAGAAGATGAATCAGAAGTAGCTGTCGAAGTTGTTGAAGAAGCAAGGATAGGTTTCTTACTTGCTCAAAAAGGTATGGGTATAAAAGACTGGGTTATGTGTCCAGATAAAGCTAAGGACTTAGCATTACAAGTAATATATACAGCTAGTCAATTTCAAATAATATGTTATTTATTAGCTTCAACATGGAAAGTAGAGGAATTCTCATCGACATGGTACAAAAGAGATGAACCTGATAATCCTGAGTATTTGCAATTCCTAGATTTGTACGATGAATTAAAACCAATTTTAACAAGGTTAAGAATAGACCAAATAGATTGGTGTATATCTAAATACAAAAAATTCTATAATAGGCTAGTTAGAAAAGGTAAGAGTAGTACTGCATCTTATAATTACAAACCTAGTTATAGAAAAACTAGAGTTGTAGCTAAAGAACTAAATCTTCTTAGAGATGATTTTAGTGAACGTCCTGAACCTGAAGAGGTACTTGAAAAAGAAAGACAAAAGAAACTAGCTCAAAAAGCTAAGAGTAATTCTTTTGCTAATATGTCTGAAAGTAAACCTAGATGTTCAGATAAAGATTGTGAAGACCCAGAGTGTGATGGAGATGATTATAATTCACATAAACAAGATACATTAGAAGCTTCATTACAAAGAACTAAACAAGAACTCGCTGATAGAATACAGCGAGCAGGTTCTAGGGGAAAAATAAACTATTCAAACGCAGATGGTTATAAAGGTAGGTGGGGCAATATGGATATTATTGAAGGACCACGAGAGGTTAATTTACAAGGACAAATTAAACAAGGTAGAAAATATAGACCTCAAGATTATGGAACTAATCCTAAGTATATGAATAGGTGGTGCGTAGATAAGAAGGTATTTAAACAGAACCAAAGAGTATATGGTGGAACAATATTAATTGACGCATCAGGTTCAATGGATTTTTCTGGAGAAGATATTCTTGAAATTATGCAACAATTACCAGCTGTAACTATAGCTATGTATAACCATAAAGGTTTTCGTGGAGCATCTGGTACTTTAAGAATAATAGGTAAGAATGGTAAAAGAGTTACACAAGAATATCTAGAAGAACATTCTGGTGGTGGAAACTTAGTAGATGGACCAGCACTTCGATGGTTAGCTAATATGCCTCCTAAAAGAATATGGGTATCAGATATGTATGTATTTGGATTAGGAAATAATAATGAAATTAACTTATTACAAGAATGTCAACAGATTATGAGGCAAAATGGAATAACTAGATTAGCTGATATAGATGAAGTTAAAAGGTTTGCATTAGAATTAAATCGACTACAATAGGAGTAAGGAAGAGCGTCGTAAGTACTGGCAACAGTATGGGTGGTTCTCCTTTCTCACCTTAAGCGACGTTCTTTCTTCTAATCTATATTCTTTCTAAAACGTTTACACTCATTTATATTCTGCTAATATCTTTTATATGGATATAGATGATATGCTAAAAGAAGCAGAGCATGGAAAGAAAGGAAACTATGTGGAGATGCAAATAACTCCAGAAGCACAACCTTTCTGGATTGCTCTTAAAGACAGGGTAATTAAAGACAAAGTAAGTATGAAACCATTTGTTGTATGCAGATTGTTAGAAGAAAACTTTGGTATAAAGGTATCAGAAAGTGCTATGAGACGTTACTTAAATAGGTTAGATGATGAGTAAAAACATAGACGATATCTTGGCAGAGGCAGAAAGTAAACAAATACAAGACCTTAAAGCTGACAATATAAAGCTACTTAAGCAACTTGACAAAGCAAAGAATCGTAAAGAAGATATGATTGACGCTGTTTATGAAGCTGTATCTGTTAACTTAAAGCTTTGGGATAAGCCTAAAATCCCTAAACCAAACAGGGTAAAGAAGACAAAGAACGAAGAAATAGCTATAGCTGTACTATCTGATATACAATTAGCAAAGGTAACACCAGATTATAACTCAGAAGTAGCAGAGAAACGTGTAATAGCATACGCTAATAAGATAGTAGAGCTGACCAATATACAGCGACAAGCTCATCCTATCTCTAAAATAGCTGTATTCGGGGCTGGGGACATAATAGAGGGCGAACTTATATTCCCTGGTCAATCACACCTAATCGATAGTTCTTTGTATAAGCAAGTAACATTAGATGGTCCAAGAATAATGACACAATTCTTTGACATATTACTTGCTAACTTTAATGAAGTAGATGTTCATTGGGTAATTGGTAACCACGGACACTTAGGTGGACGTAGTAGAAAAGACTATCACCCAGATTCTAATGCTGACAGAATGTTAGGAAGCATTATGTCATTGATATATGACAAGGAAGAAAGAATAAAATGGACAATACCAGACAGTACTGGCGATAATCATTGGTTTGATATAGCTAATTTAGGTAAGAAATGTAGGTTTCTTATATGGCACGGAGACAACGTAAGAGGATTTCAAGGATTTCCTTGGTATGGATTCGGTAAAAAGCTACAAGGTTGGAAGACATTAGCAGCTAATAAGCTAATGCCTGACTTTGACTACGCAGTTTGTGGTCATTTTCATACTCCAACTACTATGTATATCAATGATATAAGGCTTTGGGCTAATGGAAGTACTGAAAGTTATAATACATATGCATTAGAACAGCTAGCTAGCATGGGAAGACCATGCCAATGGTTGTTGTTTTGTAAGCCAGGTACTGGTGTAACAGCAGAATATCTGGTAAAATTAGATGATGTATAGAACAATTGGATAGGATATGTCAATTAACTATGACAAGAATCTTATTGCAATAGAATACTATGGAGATAAAGTTTATCTAGTATACGAATATAAAGGCGAAACCTTTAATAAAGTACTAACTAGAGGAACTCATCGCATAGAGACATTGTCAAGAAGATAGCGGACAGATTTTTTCCCCCTTCGGGATTGGATTATCTGTCCTACTAATAGATTAGAATATGAAGAGGAGATATTATGAATGAAAAATTCAAGAAATTGCTAGCTCCATTTCCAAAGGAGTTAGTTCGAAAAGCTCCAGCTGGAAAGTTTGGAGACTATGTACCTCACGCACATTATGTAGAAAGACTACGTGATAGTGGGGTTGTATATAGCTGGGAATGTGAACCTATTGTTGGTAGACATGAAGGCGAATCAAGAATAGTTGGTGCCAAAGGTACTATAACCATAGAAGGTATGGGAACATACCAAGGATTTGGAGATATAGATACCTTTAAGTTAAACAATAAAAAGTTTAACGATGGTACTAATCTAAAAGACGCTGAATCAGACGCATTCAAAAGAGCATGCATGAGATTCGGATTAGGAGTAGAACTCTGGTCTGGTAGCAAACAATCAGAAGAAGAGGCTACAGTTTCTGCAGCATTAGATGGTATAGGAGACTTAATCCCTGGGACGGTTTTAGATGGTAACGGTAAAACAATCGATGATTATTCAGACGATGAAGCACCATTTTAATGAGTAATAAAGAAACATTAACTAATCTTGTTCTTAAGATGGTGGAAGGCTTATCTAAAGAACATATAGATAAAGTAATTGGAACAGCTAATAAGTACGCAACATTCAAAAACTATCCAACGGATAAAGATAGTTGGAATGATAAACAAGTAGATTCTTTCTTAAATTGTATAGAAAGAACTTTAGAAATAGGAGTAGAACATGAACAACAAGACTTATTCACAAAGGTCTCTGCTATAATGGGAGAAGTAAATGATATTACTCCTGGCGTAGAAAATGCTGGCAGTATTGTAGATAAGGTGGTAGAGAAAGTGGAACAACAGAATAAGTATCGTGAGGATTTAACATGTCCTTGGTGTAAATCAAAGGTATACGACAATCGGAACAATAAAAAGTCCGAAAGAAGTCCTGACTTTGTATGTTCAACTAATGACCCTGCTGTTTGTGGCGGACATACTGGAAAGTGGCGTAAATCGTGGTGGCTTAATTCTTCTGATATTCCAGAAGAGTGGGGGATTTGATAGATAGACGCTGTAAACAGTGTAAAAGTCCATTAAGTAAATGGACATCAACAGACAAAAAGAAAGGTATTGCATGTTTAAACATGGGTTGTCCAAAATATGCAATCATTATTAAAAGAAAGAGAGTAACAAAAAATGATAGTTAATACATTTAGAGGAAAGAAAATTCCTAGTCATGTTAAAAACAAGACACAACTAATTAAATATGTACTAATTACTGAAAGAGAAGAAGAACCTATTAGTAATGGAGAGTTTGTATTTGATTTATTATGTACAAGATTTGGTGGAGTACTTCACGACTTAAGAGCAGAAGGTTGGGATATATGTACATTACCTGCAAAACAAAAAGGTCATTTCTTGTACTACTTAATTAGTAAACCTGATGATAATAAAATGACTAAAAGACGTGGTAATAATAGACACAACAAAAGAGAAAAGTTAGCTAAGAACTAATGTTTGGGATACTAGTTAGCTGTGTTTTAATAGTGCCGCCTACTACTAATGACATAGCTAACTATATCCAGTGTTTAGATACACGATATAAAGTAGAGCAAGTAAAAGAATGGGAGCCTTTAGTTAGTAAATATTTTAAGGAAGAAGATACAATCAAAGCCTTGAAAATAATTTATTGCGAAAGCCGAGGTAAGTCATGGGCTGTTGGTAAGAATAGAAACGGTACACGTGATGTCGGTCTTTGGCAATTTAATGACGATACATGGTTATGGTTAATTCCGAAACTAAAAATAAAAACTAATAGATATAATCCTGAAGAATCGACTGCAGTAGCTGCGTGGCTAGTCTATAATGATGGTTGGTACCATTGGAATAGCAGCAAGCACTGCTGGAAAGGACATCATGAAAGATAAAGAGAAAGAAAATACACCAGAAAATATATTTAACCAGCCTATGTTATTAAGAAACTGGGCAGTAAATCTTATAGGTGTATTAGGTAATCCTACATTACAACAAGTACCTAATGTAGAGAAAGTTGATGAGTTAATAACTCAATTTGTACATGATTACAACACACAATGGGAAGAAGTGCATCAAAAAAATGAAGAGGAGTAAAAATGCAATCAACAATACATACAAGTGGCGTTAATACACGATTTGTACCTAGAAGTGTAAGAAATGCGACTGTAGCAACTTACGATACAACTGATGAAGATAGAAGAAAAGAGATGGAGCAATCTTTATTATACGATAATACAGACAAACTTAGTGAATTTGGGGGCAAGCGTTTTCTAGGCTTGACACCAAAGGGTAAAGAAGTCTTTGCCAAATATGTTGTAAATAGAGATGACTTAAGTATGACAGTACTATTTACACATTCACCATCTATCCTTCTCAAGGAAGGGTCGTTGTTAGCTAATGACCACTATAGTTGGGGACTACATGAACAAATGAATAAGACTGGCTTGTTTATGGTACGTAAATTAAAGAAGTCAAGACCACAAGAAGTGACAATACAAACTTTAAGATGGATAAAAAGACTTCAATTGTTAACTGAAGTAAAATACTTCAAAGCATTCAACAAAAATAAAGTTACATATAACTTTGTAAGAAGTGTAGGAAGTATGATACATCATGGATTTGGAGAAGGAAATACTAAACCAGACTTGTCAAGTATAGCTGAAGTATGGAAATGGCCTAAGAATGGACCATACTTTAATCCTGAAGAAGCTTGGTCATATCCTGATGAGTTATAAACCATTACCAACTTATCTTAAAATAAAATCATCAAAAATAAATGGACAAGGACTCTTTACTGAAAAAGACATAAAAAAATCTAAAGTATTGGGTATTACTCATGTCAAAAATAAAAGTAAAGCTTTCGAGAATGGTGTAATTAGAACACCTTTAGGAGGCTTTATTAATCATAGCGATGAACCTAATTGCAAACTATACGAAACAGATATGAGTTTCTATTTATCTACAACAAAAGATATCAAACAAGGAGACGAACTTACAGTTACCTATGAATGGTATTCTGTTTAGTATCTACGTTTCTTTTTTACTTTATATGCTTTCTTCTTACCTTTTTTAGTAATTGGCATTAGTAATCAACTCCGTATTTTCCTGTTTTATTAACACTTAAGTCTAAGTAACTACCACCAGTAAATCCATGTTTCTTTTTAGATTTTGAATACCATTCTGTTCCAGTATTATAAACGTATCCTATAGGGTTTTCAATTTTTCTAATAGTTTTAGCTAACTGTCTATTAAAAAAATCAGTAGGTTTAGTAGGTTTTTTATACCCTCCAACTATTGGTCCGAGTTTTTTTCTTTCCTTAGTTCCTCTAACTACTGGCGACCCCTGTTCAAAAGAACCAGCTGTATCCCACATTTTTTTTGCTTCACTTCTTAATTGGTCACGAACAATCCAAGGATTTGATTGATGTGAAGATACCCAATCATACATCTTTCTTCCCTTTAAATCATATTGTAAAGATTGTTCATATTTCTTAGTAGCTAAAATCTCATGCTGATAAGTTCTACGTACCATTTCATTACGACCTAATCCTTGAGTAGTAGCATCAAATGGGTTCCTTTGGTTTTTCCATCTTTCTCGTGGAGGGCTAGGTGGTATAGGTTTTTTTCTCCTAGGCATTAGTAATCAACTCCATATTTACCAGCACTACCTGGTTGAAACTTTGCTTCCTCTTTTAGTTTAAGAACAGCTCCTGGATTTTCTTCATGCCATTGTTGAGCCCATTTTATAGCATCATATGCAGCCCATGCAGTACCTACTCCAGACAATCCAGTACCAACTTTACCTACTGCTTTTAATACAGGTTTAGCTCTTCTAACCATTTTAGCTACCTCAGGTGTACCTCTACTTGTAATAGCTTGTCCTAACCTACTACCTTGAGGTACATGTTGTGTACCTATCCATTTTTTTCTCCATTTAGTGTCTGGATACGGCAGTTCATTTGTAGCTACAAATGCCCAATCTTTATGCACAGATACTACAGGTCTTTTAAGCGAACCTAAATGACCACCTATTGGTCTACCAGGTTTTAATTCAGGATATTTTTTACCCCCACCAATCACAACATTAGTAAATTTATATTTAGATTTTATTCTTGGTTTTGCTGGTATTTTATAACCACCCATTATATCCTCATAAGCATCAAGTCTTTTCCAGTAATTATCAATTTGCTTAATAGTTGCAGAACCTTGTTCCTTAAATATTAAAGACTTACCACCAACAAGTTTATGCCCAAGAGTCCCCTGTTTAAAGTTAAAAGTAGTTGCCCTTAATCCTTTAGGATTACCTACTTCTTTAATCATATCAACACTTCTAACCCATGTTTTTCCAAAAGTTTTAGAACCAGTCTTAAATGCATAAGAACCTCCATGCGGCATTCTAGAATACGGGTTTGGACGTTTTGTAATTTTATCAACTACATCAAAATAACTAGAAGTACGTGACGCAGCTGTACCACTAGCTATTAAACCAGCTTGTTTTTTCTTATTCTTTTTTTTCTTAGGTGGGTCAGCTTTAGCCATTAAATATCAACACCCCATTTACCAGGGCTACCTGCTTTTAATTGATTTCTATATAATGCTTCTTTATGTCCAGCTACAGCTCCAGGATTATCTTTATTATAATCCCATGCCCATTTAGCAGCAAGACCAATATCTACTGCTACACCTACTCCAGTTGCATAACCAAGAGCTTTACCTACTCCTCTTTTAATACCACTCTCAACTGCTTCTCTTCCAAATTTTTCTGCAGATTCTTTCCCTATTTCACGCCTAGCTTTATAGTCAGCTTTCCCCATACCTCTATCCTCAGAGAAGTGGGCAGGATTCTCACCTGATTCTAATATTCCCAAGTCCGTTAAGCCTTTTGTACGACTTGGGTCTACCCAATCTTGGAACTTATCCCAACCTAGATGTTTTTCTAAAAAATCACCTGCTTTTCTTGTTAGAGCCTTTCCTTCATCAAGATAGTTATAATACTCCTGCATGTTAACACCTTTTCGCCACATATTAGTAAAATCTCTAGTTACTCCAAGATGTGACTTTGCAAGACCACCTATTGCACTATGATATCCTGGGAAATGCTTTGCTGCACCAAGAACTCCTCTTCCAATATCATCACCTATATTTTGTAAACTTTTAGCAACTGCTGAGCCTGCACCTGCACCTGTATATGAACCTAATACACCTGATGTATTTCTAGCAGAAACGCCTGACGGTCTTCTACCTCCTGAAGTAACATGCTTATGCATATTTGCAACAGAAGTTTGCCTCATATCTTCAGCAGCTTGTATGTCTTTTCTTTCATCAATAGGAGTCACGCCACCTTCAGGTTTGTATCTTCCACCATATTGATAACCTGCTCTAGCACGTGGAAATCCAGGAGGAACTACTTCGTAGTCCTTTGCTTTTCCCATTTGAGCTTTAAATAGTTGACGTGCTTTTTTTTCTGTAAACCCTACAAATGGACCTGGCTTGATTTCTCTTTCTTCGTTATCCATTAGTAATCAACTCCGTATTTACCTGGTTTATTAACACTTAAATCTGGTTTATATTGCCCCATATATTGATAACCTTTAGAAGCTTGTCTACCTTTTTTTACTGCTTTACCTATACCTCTACCAACTACTTCACGAGTATATATGTATTTTTTGGCGGCATCTGGAATCCCTTTAGTAATAAGTTCATGTGGGTACTCATAAGGGAATACTCTATCGAGTCCTTCAATCGCAAACTCAGCTAAATTTTTAGGTTTACTACGTCTACGAGTACCACCTACTATTTTTTTTGTATTAGTCATTATCCCTACTTACTAATTTGTTTCTTAGCGTATGCTTTTACTACTGCAAGAGCGGCTGCTCCACCAGAAAGTAACGCAAGCTGAACGACTTCTGCATCAACACCGACTAATGGTGCGATAGTCAAGGAAGCAATGAACGCCTCCAAGAAAGTCCATATGACACGTTCTAACATGTCTTTAAGTTCATCACTCATTTTATAACTCCATGCTTCATTCCAAGGGGTCCACACCACATCCTTCTTGAATGTCCCATCAGAGTTTCTTGTTCTTTTAAACTTCTCTAACATAGTATACTACTTTTTAAGTCCACTTCCACCACCACGTAAAATTCTTCCAATACCTATTACTCCTCCAATTACCCTAGGGTCTTTTAATTCTCCAGTAAAAGATTTAGACGACCCTTTAGTTTTCAAATTAGCAACACGTAATTCTTCTCTTTTCTTAAACCAATTTGATTGTACTTTTCTTAAATCAGATTCTCCTTCTCTAGTTGGTACTATCTTATCATCTATTAATTCATGTTCTACATCTAATACGCTAGGTTTAGGACCTAAAATATCAGTAGTCATAGGTCTCTTTTCTGGAAGATTATGTTGTACTGCTATCTTTGTATAATCTTTAGTTCTAGTTGATACTGCTTTAGCTGAACCTACATCTCTATAGATAGCACCTGTATATTTTCCTGCAAAATAATCTTCTATATCTACTTGTCTTGGTTTAGGAGCTGACTCTGATTTATAAGGAGCTTTTCCTGTTTTAGGGTCTGGTATATTAATACTTTTTCCATCCTTTCCTAACTGTTGTCTATTAACTACCTCTTCTATATCTGCCATAACTATATAAAATTCTTTAGCTTGTACTTCTATTTGTCTATGTAAATCACGACTTTTTTCTAGAAGACCTTTATCAATATTATCTATAGATATGTTTCCTTTAGCTATTTCTGCAAAACTCTCGAAATTTCTCTTACCACCTAATATTCTTTCTCCGACTGTTTTATATGCATCCCAATTATAAGGAATTGTTTCTCTAATTCTTACACCTTGTGCATCAGAATATAGCCAATTCTGAGCAGAAACATGAAATGGTCCTTGAACTAAACCTTGTAAGTTTGAAGAGAGTACTTGACTTCCCTTTATCTTCCCTGGTGTATCACGACCTATATCAGGAACTGCTTCTCCATATTTATCTGCTTTTAGTGCACCTGTTCCACTTCTAGAAGCTATCTCTGCAAGACTTTCTGTAGGAAATCTCTTTAAAGCAACTTCTGCTTGAAAATCTCTAAGTTCAGCACCTTTTAAATCCAATCCTCCAATAATTTGTTCTTTCCTTTGAAAGAATTGTGTAGTAGGTTCAACATGAGAAGTTGCTAATTTAATATATTCTGGGTCATTTACTATTTCAGGTATTTGTCTCATTACTTCTATTTCACTAGAAGGAGTATCACTTATAACTCCTACTATTTTAATCATATCTTGTGGTTTATTAGTATGTAAATCTCTAATCAAACCACGGTCAAAAGCTAATTTCCTAGCTGATAATTCTGTTTCTACATCCATAATTCTATCTGAAACATCCCAACCAATTTTTTTATTTATTTCCGATACTATCTTATCTCTTTCTTTCCAAGCATCTCTATATTCAGCAAGCCAAGAGCTTCTTTCTTCAGGACTTAAATGGTCACCCATTGGATGTCTACCAATTCCTTTTGATGTAAACATCTGACCAGTACGTATAGGTACTATATTTGGGTTATCATATTGAGTTATATTTGGATTTGGCATATGTTTATCTAATCCCTCACCAGAATGTTCTAATGCACCTGCATCAAGTAAGCTAGTGATATTGCCACCTGATTCTGTTTTCCCTAATAAGACTTGCTCTGCTAATTTAATTCTTTCATCAACTTCTGATGTTAATTGTTTTGAAACTACAGTACTTGTAGGCTGACCTGCTCTAGTCATACCAAATTGTCCATATTGCTTTCCACCAGAATATTCTGGGTTATCAGCTGTATCTTCTATATCTGGTTCTTTTTTTTCTCCTTTAGATTCCCAACTACCATCTGAGCCCTCACCATAATCATCGTCCCAACCTAAGCCTTCTTCTTCAGGGTCTATATCATCAAACCCAAACTTTCTACTTTTTGTAAATTGTACATATTTTGGCATATTAAAAAAATCTCCTACCAGATAGTTTACCATCTATTGCAATAATTTTTCCACTAATATCGCTTAACTTTTCTAATATGTCATTAGTATTTATACTGCTATTGTCACTAGTATTAATATCTCCATCGTAATCTATATATGTCACTTCTACATGTCCATTCTCTATGGCAGCAGCTACATAAGGATAAACAGCTTTATATGCATTAACAGATGAGCCTACAAAACCATCCTTTTGTACAAGATTACTTGTTTGAGAGTCTCCTAGCAGCAAACAACCTGCCGTCGATTCATCGGTATTGCCTGTATGCCATAGTATATACTCAAATCCTGGTACATCCATAACCCATATCATACCTTTGTGCATATTTCCATATTTAGCTGTATATTTATTATGAAATCCACCAGAAGTTCTTAACGACAATGTATAAGTTCCTGGGGGTATTCTAGTTTCTCCATATACTTTTACATCTCTCTGTTCATCTTCAAGTGTATAACAAAGAAATTTACGCTGTCCATTAGTAACATCAAATAGTATTCCTGATGTTGAATCATGTTGGCTACTTATTCTTAATACTTCTAATTCCATTATTCCTCCAATATATATTTTATTATCTTACCAAATATTAATCCTACCACACCGAATAGAGCTATAGCTAAAATTTCCACTACTATTCACCTCCAATACAAGTCGGACACAAAAAACTTTTATCGTAGTCTTGCCAATATGGTGTAAGACATCTCTCGCAGTAAGCAGTTAGGATATATTCTGACATTATCTCTTACCCCCATCGTAAGATACTGCATGTCCTACTTCTATCATCTCTTGATTAATATTTGTTTCATCTATATAAAGTTCTCCAAGTACTCTACCATACTTACCTTTTCCTTGAGAATGTAACTCAACTGATTCATCATCTAATCTATCAATAAGCCACTGTTTCGCAGCCAACCCTCGTTCTTTCTCCTCTTTATCTCTGGTTCGAGACTCAGGAGCGTTGATGCCCACAAGTCGTACACGACATTTATGCCACACATCAAAACCCAAATCAATTCTAACATCTACTGTATCTCCATCTACTACTCTAAGTATCTCAACTCCATAATAATATTTCATTTATTCTCCTGGTTCTATCATTATACATTCTCCAGGACATTCTTCTGCTGATTCAATAACATCTGGGAGTAATCCTTCAGGAATTGTGGCAATACCTTTAGCACCTTCTTTATTACCCTCTGATTCTGCATAAATATGGTCACCGTCTTTAACATAAAAAAGTCCATCATCCAACCCAACAAATACATCAGGAGCTATCTCTTCACAGATACCATCTCCTGTACAGATGTGCTGGTCTATCCATACCTTCATCTACTAGTAGATTGTTCTTTTGGTTTCTTTTCTTTTCTAAGTCCTATAGTAATAAGCCATAAAGTAATAGAACCTAATATC